ATGGAAACTTATGATATATATTTTAAAGAAGGTAATGATTTTGCTAATAAAGGATTTTCATTGAAAGATAAGGCTAAGGCCATTAGAATGGCGGAAGATATGTTGGCTGAACGCAAAGGATATGTGAAGGATTTTGTTGGAGGAACTATTTCCGTAATGTGTAAAGAAACGAAAGAGGAAGTTTGGTCCAAGCCGATAGAGGAGGTTTAATGCAATTTTTACATCTTTTTTTGCCTTGCCAATCATAGAGTTGTGAAATACAGTGCTGTAATTGAAATGGTACGTAGCCGTTAATAGCAGCAACCCTTGGTTGTATTTGTGGTGGATTTGTTATTGGCGGACATGAATATTTCTTTCTCTTCTAGGATATTCGGTATATTTCTCCTTTCATGCTTTTGCCGGACTGATATAGATAATGCCGGGTAGCACTTGATAGGACGATGATTGTTCTTTTACTAAGATGCTTCAGTATGACTTTTTTCCGATCCTATCCATTCTTGACATATAGTTGTTATTCATAGCTAAATACACCGTATTCCCAATGAAGCTTTCTGTGGGGATCCCTTTGGTGTTCGTGTAACTATTGTGACTGTTATTATGCCGATGGGGTATAGTATTGATACAACAATGATTTTTCATAATAACTTTTAACTTATGATTTAGATAGCTCCGACTTGTCACAAATCGGGGTTATCCGCTTGTTATGCTATTAAACTTGGTCAGCTATTGGTTAACAATTTCACGCAACAGTAACTCTTTGGAGTAAAAGTGGCAAATAAATTTTCCCAATTATATACTTTAATGCACCAATCACACAAAAATAAAAGCCGCACCCAAATTCAAACTTAGGTGCGGCTATTCTTAAATCACAATCATATACATTTTCTAATTATGGCAAATAAAGTATTTGCCTAACATACATGTCATCCATATACCCTGCGCTATTTTTAGTTACTCGTATATAAGTACTTGACATATAAACAGTAAAAAAGTAATATGGATCTCCTGCATTCATTTGGTACTTATGTGTAACATATTTTTCTGCATAAACAGTTCGTGTACTATTTATACCAGTATTAGAATGGGCTTCCAATGAAATTAAAGCCGATTTAAACGGGTCATTGTTATGAAATATATCAGCAAAGCTTCCATCTTTATTTGCTATGTATGATTTACCTCTCCACACTTCAAATCCTGCTGAATTTATAGCTTCCTGTACTTCTGATTTCGTAGGTATCTCATTTGACGATAAACTAGACCAAGCCATACTGCACCTCCTTTCTCAAAAACAATTCAACACTTTTACGAGGTGGTACACCAATGGTGGATTTCGTCACTTGATTACCTAAATGGGGGGGGATATTAGGAATCTTTCTTTATACATAAATCTGTATTTCATTTATGATTTATATATGTATAAAACAAGACCGTATCTCAATGCTTATACTTTGATACGGTCTTACTAAAATTCTCTATATTCAAATCATTTCTTCAACACTTTCGCTATTTTTCCCAATAGTCCAGCTTTTTTATAATCCCACTCTTCTGCTTTCTTTTCAAAATACGGTATCATCTTATTATGCTCATCCAAACATTTCAATCTCATCAATTTAGTATCAAATTCAGTCCGACACCTACGATAGTCTTCTTCATCCATTGACTTCAACAATGGGCCTAATATAGGTATAGGAGGAGCAGGTGCAAAATATTCTGCTACATCTTCTACCAAATGGGAAAGTCTGTCTATCAGTTTTTTTACTTGTACATCGGTTGTTTTATTTTCATCTTTATTTGCCTTCTCTATCTTTTCCACCTTTTTCACAACTTCTACTTTCTTCTTGGAAAAGGCTTCAAACGGGAACATATAAACTACTGAACATTGTTCAATAGCAGAATTAGACTTCAAATAGGCAGAAACATAAGGTTCATTACCCAAAATGTCCTTATTATCTCTTTTATTTTCATTTCTTGCCTTAGCATTCCAACGGAAATCACTATCAACCATTGAATTAGCCCAAGTACACCAAGCAATAGTACTCCCCACCATCCAAACTTTAAAATACTTATCGCCTTCTTCTCCTGCATATTCAAATGCTTTCTGTGGACTCAAAATGATAATATCACTTTGATTAATATCCGTAAAATTAACTTGCTTTCCTTTACGCAAAGCATTCACGATTTTATCAAACAATACTTCATTGTTTGTTTTCAAATATTCTATAACTGAATTTTCATTATTGCTCATATCTTCTCATTTTAATGTTTTTACCCAATTATCAAATTTCCAATAAACCATACTGCAAAAGCTGTCATATTGGCTACACCAAGTTTCTTTATAAAGATACCAAATGCAGAATTTACCCAAAAATCTCTTGGAGCAATCGTTACTTCCACACTCAAAGCATATCCTATAAAGAATGCTATAATACCAAATACTCCAGCAAGTCCCGAAGCTGCACTTTCAGCCCAAAACATAATATCTATTGCAACTAATGCAATGATATTCAATACTAACAATACGAATGTTATACAACCCATAATTATTTACCTCTAAGTTTCTTTATATTTTCTCTCCTATTTTTTATCTTCTGCCGATCTGATGCAATCTGTTTCTTTAATCGTTCTTTATTATATCCGTTTTTAATATCCTGCTGCGCCTTTTTGATATTTCTTTGACACTGCTCTATTTCTCTTTTTAGTGATTCAATTTGGCTTTTATTGCCAAAAATACTTCCTAAAAGCCCCATAATTCTACTATTTTAATGATTCAACAATTTCATCCACATATACATTTGCAACATTTTCGGCTGTTGCTTTAATGTCTTCTAATATTGGAAACTTTTTGACTATTGCCCCTCGTGCAGTTCCCGACAAATGTGGCAACACTATTGATTTGGCATTTACCACACATTTATCTAAAACCTCTTTCGCTTTCTTGCCTAAACAAACACAAAGATTTGGTCTTACCAAGTCTAATTCTTTTTGCAATATATCAGTATATGTCTTTAATCTACTTTCAGCATAAGTCTTAGACATTTCTCTATCATGTACAAAATACTTATTCGCATCAGTCAAGTATATTGCAAACCCTTTCTTAATCAGACCATTAATCAATAAGTCAGTCATTTTGCCACCACTTCCACTTTTTCTATGGGTTGCATCATGCAGTCCAAATGGACTTGACACTATCGCATCATGGCATTCTTCATACCATTTTGCATTACGTAACGGGTCTTGCGCAATAAGCATAATTCGGATATTATCGACTTGAACATTAAACCAAGTCGGCAAATCCAAACCTATTGCACCTTTATCCGCAAAATCTTTTCTAAACAATGGATTCAAAATAGGAATACAAACAGAGGTAGTATCTGTATATCCATTAAAAGGCTTCAAATCATCGGAAAACTCTTTTTGCCATTCTGCATACGAGAAGTCATAGCACTTTCTCATTTGCTTATAACGAGCCTTTAACATATCTAATTGCTGAATACCCAACAATTCATCAGCAACTAATTTTGGAATATCATCCGACAAATGACAATCATTGCAGAAGACTGTTCTCATACACAATCACTTTGCGCTCTCCCAGTCTCAAAGAAAGCATTTTCTAAAATAGGGAAGGCGCAAGACTGTTATCAAATTCCGTCAATGGGTTCTGGACTACCTCTGCACCGAAAAATGAAAACAGCTCACGCCTTTGGCTGTATATCAACACATCAGTGCTATATATGCAAACCAAAGGGAGCATTCTTTCATATTCCTCAGTGCAGGTGAATTGTCCAGATTCATTGACAAGGAATAAGCTAAACGCTTCCTAAACTATGTCTGTCCCTCTTGGGACAATGCAAATATAGGAACTATTTAGCAAAAATGCTACTTCGTGAACTGCTCTTTTTCTATTTTCAATTCAAATTTACCTATTCTTATGGGGAAATCAAACTTTGATACTTTAATCTTTTATAGGCTGACATCGTAAAATAAGTAAATCTTTCAACATCTGTTAGTCCTCTCGTATTATATCTAAATGCAAATTCATCACAGTATTTATCCAAATGCTTTGGACTTACCTTATGATATATTCCTAATATTCCACGTTTCAAGTGTGACCAAAATCCCTCAATACTATTGGTATGGAATCCGTCTTTTACATATTCACCTGTACTATGTTCAACTACTTTATGAATATAATTTTTCGATATTCCAGTATAACCTTTCCATCCATCTGTTATAACGGTAGAACCTTCCTTGACTAAAGTATTGATTATCGTTTTCAAAACCTTTCCACCGGTATTTGGAACAACGGCTGTATAGGCCATTCCATTAGATAATAGACCTACTACGGGAGTCTTAACTTTAAGGCTTCTTCCTTGTGCATTCTTTACTCTACCTTTATTCTTACCACCGACATAGGTTTCATCAACTTGTGTCATATCATTAAATTGAACTACAAGCTTGTCTTTCAAATTATGTCTTATCCGTTCCAACATGAACCAAGCTGTTTTCTGTGTTACATCTATATCCTTAGATAATTGTATGCTACTTATTCCTTTCTTATGGGCTAAGAATATATACAATGCATAGAACCATTTCTTTAATGACACATGACTACCTTCAAACATTGTACCAATAGTAACCGTAAATCTTTTCTTACATCGTTTACATTTATATAGTCCTTTAAATTCTCCATTAGACTTTAACTTATAATGCTCTTTCGTTTGACAATTACAGTGTGGGCAAATCGGTTCTCCACGCCATTTAATATCTTCAAGAAATTCTCTACATGATTTTTCATCATAAAAGGATTTCATCAAATCAATAAATGACTTTACTTCTCGCATTTGTTTATTCTTCTTTATTATTTCTACAATATTGATTATTTCTGTTTCCAATTGACATGTTATTTTTATTATATAAATATAATAAAAATTCCTAATATATAAAACATAAGTAGTTAAAAATTAGACACTTAAATAAAACAATTGGGTATAATTATCATATACATATATCCTGTAATTATTGCTCATTTAAACATTAACCAAGTGCTTCCAATATGATACTTGGAACACTTGGTTTTTATCTGAGTATAATTATCATATATCTATATAAAAAAATAGAACCCGACTGCTCTGAACAATCGGGTTCCTACTTAAAAATTTTAGCTTATGATCAAAAAAATCAACTTTCTCGACACCAATGGAAGAATTATTGGTTTCGATCTTTACTTTTTAGGTATTCCTGTGTATAAAACCAATTTTAGAAAAACTAGGGTTTACACTTCGGAATAAGGTCATACTCATTAGTACTAGCATCTTCTAAATTTGCAATAAGAAATACTTTCTCATGCAAATTATCAGTTTTATCAAACCAAGTACATTTTACTTTATCCATATATGGAATTCCATTTTCCATATATGGATATTCAATTACTGTCATATCAGGTCCACCTGATTTTAGAGCTACTATTGCTCCAACTTTTAAATTTTCTTTTTTCATACGTTTTTATGCTTAAAAAGATATATGACAATAAATACACAAATCCAATCTCAAGTGTTATCTACTTAGGATTCTTTAACAAAATTCTTTGATTCACTTGAAAACGGGCATAAAAATAGGGAAACCCAAAAGATTTCCCTATTGAAATAAGATATAAACAGATAGAATTAAAATTAGTGCATTAAAGTATATAATTGGGTAAATTTTTTGTTCACATGAAAAAAAACTTTCCCAAAAGCTTTGTATTATTGATTTTCTATGTATCTTTGCATCGTTATTATTTCTCGGGGTATTAGCTCATCTGGCTAATTTTTTCTACTTCTTAATCTGCTGTTTGTCACCTATTTATATTTTTCGTTTTCGTTTGATGTTGAAACAATGTTGAAACAAAGGAGATTTTCATGTTAAAGCCGGGAAATGATGCCCGGCTTATATTGTTGGTTTGGAACCGCCACTTATTTTGGTTATAGCGTCATACTCTGTGTTTTTTCTTTGTTTCTCATCCTCGTCTTTGAGATACTTGTTCCTTATATCTTTGATGTCGTTTGTCATTCCCCATACTTTGAAGAAGAGGATAATTTGCAGTACTCCGAATATTAGGAGTATAATGGTTAGAAAGTCAATCATAATCTTAAATATTTAGTTTGTTCTTTAATTCGTTGAAAATGTCGGGATTTTCCATATCCAACCATGTGTATCTTTTATAACTATTCCGATCAAAAGATTGCTTCTTTTCATATACAAATAGATAATATTTGTCACACAGGACAATAACAGATGACTCCAACAATTGAGCATATGATTTAGCTTGTATGAAAGCATCTTCTATCGCTTGATTATTTTTCATGTGCAACTTTGCTTCTATCAAAACTTTTGCCTTTTCTTCATTTGGCTTGTTGTCATAATGCAAAGCGTAATCCGGAAATATCCGATGCCCTCTACCCGCTTTTATTCCTAATTCACGAATGAAATCTTTATTCTCATACCAGTCCATAGAATTAAGTAGTCGTTCTAAAAGCAGCTTCTCTACATCTTTTTCTTTTCTAATATCAAGATTTTTAGGCAATGTAGGTGCATACAACTTCGGAAGAATATTAATATCAAATCCTTTTGCCTTTATCATTCGCAGGAGTTCTGAATAATCCTCGCTACTCATTGACCATCCGTTCACTCCTTGAAAGTTCTTTCTTATGAGCGGGTGGCTGGAGAAGTATTCATCTTCCCGAAGCTCTTTTAATGTGATGTGAGGAATGGCTATTCTGTTACTTATATAAGTGTTGCTGTAATAATGCGTAAACGGATCAATCACCCCATCTACTTGCGCTATCCACAAACAAGTAATTGCGCTTATAGGTGATGTCTCGTAATGAACAAGAATATCTCCTTTCTTAGTTTCTTGATTGGTTTGCCAAAAGCCGGTAGTCCAATGTTCACCATATCCTCTTATTAATCCACCAATGAACCATGCTTGTGATGGTTGTGGAATTTCACTCTTTTCCTCCGTGCTTAGAAGATTTGGTACATAATCATACATGAAAGCACTCAATTCATCGGGTGTCAAGTTGTTTTCCGTTCTGAACTGATATAGTGCCTTGCATAGTTCCCAGTAATACATACACCGTGCCTTATAGTCCGGCTTCTTGGGAGTAGGTGGAAGTTCTATATCGAAATGGTCGGATAACTTTTTCAATTCATGAAACTTATCAATGTACAAATATGGAAAGAAATAGTCAGCAAGCAAGTAGTTTAACTCCATTGATAAGAATGGAATATAATCAAGCATCCGATCGAAATCGCCTATTTTCAATACTTCTTCATCTTCTATCCGTAATCCTGTAGAGATAATTTCTTTGTATATTCCCTCGGCTTCATCAAGTGACGGATATTCTATACCTTCAAAATCGGAAACTTTATAGCACCAAAAAACTTCCAGTATTTCGCATATAATTTCTTTGTTGAAATTGTCTTTGATACTTGGGTTATAGCGTTCTAAAAGCTGCTCCTCGTCTATCCATTCCTTTCTGTCTGAAAAACTGGATATGACAGCTTTCCCTTCCGGAGAGTTTTTATATAGGTTCCAAAGGTATTGGTTGAATTTCATAATGTTATTTCATAGTGTTCATTCTAATACTTAGTTTAACTAAAGCTAGCGCCCTAACCGAAGATAAAGGAAAGTCTTTGGGTTGGTGATGTTGATTATAACTTACCAATTTAATCCACTCACATCCTCTCTCTGATTGATTTATGTATTTAACGGTTAGATATTCTTCTCCTTCTATATCTATTGAAACTAAGTACATTTCCCCGTAAAATATATGTTGTATTTCTACAGGTACTTCTTTATAAGCTATGATATCTCCTGATTTCAACAAAGGATACATAGAATCTCCTTTTACATATACTGCACCATCGCATTTGGGTATGTTAGGTATACTTATTTTCCCTAATATATTTTGATCCTTATTTACTAAAAGTGATTTCAAATTTGCAGCAGCTTCAATATCATATAGATAGAGTTCCCCATTTTCTTCTACTTTTTCAGTGTATTTGGGCCTGTTAATAATGGTTACTTCCTCTAGCTCAACGTCATCGCTTACTGATTGTTGAATAAGTTCACTTAGAGACATATTTAAAGATTTTGATATGGTTATCAATTCTGATAATTTTCTTTTAGATAAATCATCATATCTACCTATGTTCGTAGATTCTATACCTAAAGCATCTGCAACAACTTTGTTTGTAACACCTTGATTTTTAATTATTTGTCTTAATGTTGTCATTTTTGATATATCAAATTAGATATTATTAACACAAATAATAATCAAAAATGATATTAATAATCAAAATTGATAGTATATTTGCATCATCAAATTAACTTGATACAAAGAAACGAAGATTAATTCAGATTTCAAATAGTATAAACATATTAAAATACACGATTATGAGAACAAGAGAATTTTTACACGAAGTAATGAGCCTTGCTTGGCAGTTCGTTAAGCGTAATGGCTACACCATGAGCGAAGCAATGAAGGTGGCTTGGGCTAATTTGAAACTGAAAGGTGAGATGAAGAAGAAGATAGTGAAGTTCTACTTCAAAAAAGTGGACGGTTCTGTTCGTGAGGCATACGGTACACTAAATGAAAAGCTGATGCCTGCCATCACTGGTACTGACAATAGAAAGAAGAATGATACCGTCCAGACTTACTATGATACTGAACGCCAAGAATTCAGATGCTTCAAAAAAGCTAATCTGATGTCAATCGCATAAACGATATGGATATGAATGCTTACACGATTAACCAGCAGTTGGATAGCCTTTATAAAGATTTAGAGGCAGCTCACAACAACGATGAAAGGACTGTTTGCCTGATGTTCAATGCTGATAGCAAAAAAGAAGTTATCCAGTTGATAACGGATGAGATAGACAGTTTGGAAGATGCCTTAAAAGGTTTTGAAACTTGTGAAGATGATGGCATGGATTACGATGCTCTATGCCGGGTACAAGGTATCAGCCGATACGCATAATACACGATTATGCAATGCACGACAGCCCTACGGACGGATTGAACGGCAACCGATAGCGAGAATCGGGTAGGGTACTATTGATTGGTTCTTTGACATATTGATACGATAAAAAGATATATTTCTGCGAAGGCACGTAAGCGAAGCCAGTGATGGTGGATAGTGGTGGGTGCAAGTGGAACGGAATTGACACCGATAGCAACCGAGGATAAGCCGACAATGGGCGAATGGTTGTATATGTCTGATGGTGGTAAAGCCACGAAGTTGAAATGGTTTTTACTTTCAGCACGCCAATTTGTCTTTAGCGTGGTGAGTATGCTTGGTTAGGCACAAGTATCGCTGAAAGGTCTTATAGTCTGTACTGAACTGAAATAAGGTTCTGCTATTCGATTAGGGTACAGATACTTATTTAAATTTATACGATTATGAAAACAATCCAATTCGTTTTATCTATATTGGTTAGTATATGTGCTGCCGGTATGCTTTACGGGGCTATTACTACTTACAGTCCTATGAAAATATTCTCTATCACTATAATGAGTGTTATATGTGTAGGGTGTGTGTCGCTCATGAGAATAACTTATAGAGAACTTAAAACAGACCGCTAAAAGGTAGTCCTATAATCCGGCACAAGGCGCATGGGGATGAGTGCACAATCACCTTGTAAACCAGCTGGGCGGTAATTTATGAAGTAGCATTGTTGGAATGCGTGTAAGCGATTAATTGTTGGTATTAACTTATATTCTAATTTATATATTCATTTAGCTTACAAGAAGTAGGTTCGACTCCTACCTTTTTAACGACATTTTAAATTTATATGATTATGACAGTGGAAGAATTAAGAGGCATGACGCATGAAGATTTAGTAAGGCGTGTGCAAGAGCTGGAAGAGGCTAACGAGAAATTAGCTGAAGAGAAAAATACATGGTATAAATCTTGGAGTGATTTGAAACAGAAGTTTGATCATTTCAAGAATGCGGTTAAAAGCATTGTTCTGATAATAGATTAGATATTCGTGTTTTATATTGTGTTTGTACTGGGTGTGCCGTCCGTGAGGATAGTGCACCTTTTTTAAAAAAGGATGGTTAGCTTATCGGTTAGAGCTTCGTATTGCGCAAACAATTGGCACGATTGAGAGGGGTTCGATTCCCTTACCATCCACGAATCATTAATTAAATTTTACTCTTATGGCAAAAGAACTGAAAGAAAGAACAGAAATCAAGAAAAAGCTGAAAAAGAAGAATGACAGAATCAGCTTTGACTTTAGCGACAAACTTGCCGGACAGCTTCGCAGGTGTACCGCTGATCTTAACAGGCTGGCAAGGATTGATCGGATAATAGACAAGGAGCAAACTTTGTATTCGGTGGACACTAACAGGGAAGCCGGATATATTGAGGTTATTCGCAATTATTAATCAGCTGACTTACACGATTATGAAGAGAGTTTTTAATGAACTTACACCTGAATGCGAGATTACGGCACGAATGTATGCACAAGGGTATGAGAAAAAAGAAATTGCAAACCTCAAATGCCGAGCGGTCAGCACGATAAACAACCAACTGCAAAGAGCTTTTGAGATTTTGAACGTAAGGAACGGCAGAGAACTGGCAACCATGCTATATGAGAGAATAGCTGGTATGAAGTTCACGATGGACTTTTCACCTACTATTAGGTCGGCTGTTGCTTTCTGCCTGTTGTGCATCTTTTCTTTTTCGCTCTATCACGAACAGGGCGATATGAGAAGGGGACGAAAAACGAGAGTTGAACGAATTGAAAGAACTGGACGGTATGGAGGTAAGACTTGAATTATTTGAATTTAAAAATATCTGCATGGACATGGCGGAGCTTGGTGCAGCTGCCAGTGAGAAGAAACGGTCTCCTGTATCTGATGAAATCAAGCAAAGAGAAGCGTTCAGATGGTTAAAGACACTTGGGTATGAACCTAACTTTTTGGAAAAGTTAGAGAAAGAAGGATTGGTGCATAAGAAAAGAAAAGGCTCATCCAGAAATTCTCCTATCATATATTCCAAGTTCGAGATACAATCCGCTATTAATGCTTTTAAAATGAGTAAATATCTGAACAAATAACCCTATAAAATTTACGATTATGTCACTGATTAAGAAAAGTAATGAATTAGTTATCCCGACCACCGTGAAGATGATGATTTACGGTCAAGCCGGAATGGGAAAGAGTACGGTAGCATTGAGCGCACCGAAACCGCTGCTGTTGGACTTCGATAACGGCGTGAAGCGCATGAACATGGCGCACTTGGAGAATATAGACACGGTACAGGTCACTTCATGGAGCGATGTTCAGCAAGTTCTTCAAGAGGACTTGTCCGCTTATCAGACCATTGTAGTAGATACCATCGGCAAGATGATGGACTTCATCATTACTCACAAGTGTGGAACCCGCCAGCCGTCCATCCGTGATTGGAGCGGTATCAATGCAGAGTTTTCATGGATGACACGAACACTTTCGGGGCTTAACAAGCACATCATTTTCGTTGCCCATCGCGACACAAGAAAAGAAGGTGATGATACGGTGTTTATCCCTGCCTTGCGTGAAAAATCCTACAACTCTATCGTTACTGAACTGGATTTGCTCGGTTATCTTGAAATGAAAAGCGAAAGAGGCGTCCAAAGACGTACCATCACTTTTGACCCAACTTCAAGAAATGACGGTAAGAATACTTGCAATCTTCCTTCAGTGATGGAAGTTCCTACCATCCTTGACAAGAATGGTAATCCAACCGCAAAGAACGACTTTATCACCGCCAAGATAATCAATTCGTATTTGGGTATGCTTGCTGCCAAGAAAGAGGCACAGGAAAAGTATGATAAAGTTATTGAAGAGATAAAAGAACAGATCGAACTTATTACGGATGCGGAATCTGCCAATAATTTTATCGCGCAAATAGATAACTTTGAGCACGTTGGTTCTTCAAAGCAAATGGCGGCAAAGTTGGTAGCTAACAAAGCGAAGTCTTTGAATCTGAAACTTAATTCAGAAAAGAAATATGAACCAGCAGCCTAAATATCGTATTTACGCAACGCTTCTTGATGCCTTTGGGGCATATCTGAATAGTGATGTGATTTGGGATAAGTACTGGGGGTGGTCAGAAAATCCACCCCATACTCCCGAAGAATTTCACGAACAACAGTTTCAAGAACTGATAGACCAGATTAACCGCAAGCCATTCGATAGCGAAGCGGCAGACCGTGGTACGGCTTTCAATGAAATCATTGATTGTATGATTGAGAACCGTAAATCTTCTATAATGGAAATTAGCAAGGCATATCACGATGACGGAAAACTTTACGGGATAAAAGCTGTTTACAACAATCGCACTTTCACTTTTCACATTGACCTTTGCCGCGAGTTTGCCAACTACTACAAAGGAGCATTAACCCAACAAAGAGTAGAAGCCATCTTGCCTACTGCATACGGTAGTGTATTGGTTTATGGTCTGATTGACGAACTGATGCCTACCAGTGTTCACGACATCAAAACAACCGGTAGTTATACCGTGGGAAAGTTCAAAGATCACCACCAGCATTTAGTATATCCTTATGCTCTTATGCAGAATGGGTCGGATGTACGGACATTTGAGTATAACATTGTAGAGTTCAACAAAGGCGGTTATGTGGTAGATACCTATACAGAAACATACGTTTTCAATCCTGAACGTGATATTCCTATTCTTACTAATCATTGTGAGGAATTTATCCGGTTTTTGGAAGAAAACAGAAAATTGATAACTGACACTAAAATCTTTGGAAATGAATGATGGAGTTTATTTTGGCGAAAATGGTAACGAGGTAATCGTAATCAATGGATTTGAATACTCACGAGAAGAATTTGATTCCCTTGTGGATATGTGTGGAGATTGCAATATGTAATAAAAAGAACCAGTAATATTAGGTTATGGCAAATCAAATAACCGGACGGATAACCGAAATCGGACAAACTGTTCAAATACCATCCAAAAACGGTGGTTCCTCGTTTACAAAACGGGAGTTCATTTTAGATGCTACCACTTACGACCCTTATACGGGAGAGCGTAGCGAGTATGAGAATGTTATTCCCTTAGAGTTTTCAGGCGATAAGTGTGCAGAACTTGACCGCTTTAATCAGGGTGATGTTGTTACTGTATCATTTGTCTTACAAGGGCGTTCTTGGACGAATCAAGACGGAGAACTCAAGCGTATGGCATCTATTCGGTGCTACAAAATAGATGCGCGTGGTGGTGTATCGCAACAAACAACATCGGTACAACAGCCAGCGCCACAACCGACCTATCAGCAACAGCCGCAGAACTTTCCGCCTCCGGTTGATGCTAATGGCAATGTAAAGGACGATTTGCCTTTTTAGCGTATGCTGTTCGACTTGAAGAATGATATGGAAGAGATTTGGAAAACAGTAAAAGGTTATAATGGATATTATCAAGTTTCTAATACAGGTAAAGTTCGGAATCCTAATAAGGTGCTTACTCCAAATGTTGGAGTAAAGAACGGATATGTTTATGTTACTTTGAGAAAAGATAAAAGACTGTTACATCGAATTGTTGCAGAAACTTTTATCCCCAATCCATTTAATAAACCAGAGGTAGACCACATTAATGGAATTAGAACGGATAATAATGTTTGTAATTTAAGGTGGGTAACTCGCACGGAAAACAATAATAATCCTATTACTAAAAGCCGTTTTAGTAAATCTGCTAAAGGTAAAGTTATCAATGCAGAAACTAAAAAACGAATGTCAATGAGCCGAAAAGGGGAAAAACATCCAATGTATAATAAAAAGCATTCAAGTTTTTCTAAAAGAAAGATGTCTATAACTCATTCAATTCCAGTTGTGCAATTTGGATTACAAATGAATTATATAGCTGAATTTGAAAGTGCAAAAGTGGTTTCTCTTGAAACACAAGTTGCTGCATCAAGTATCAATGCTTGTACGCTCGGCAAAAGGAAAACGGCTGGTGGCTATATTTGGAAAAAGAAAAATGATATTTAATTTATCAAATCATTATGAAATACCCAAGTTCAAGGAGTATGTAAACAAGCTGTTTAGTGAACGTGCGGTGGTGGAAGTAAAAAAGAAATTACCTAACCGCACGCTTGCCCAAAACAGCTACTTGCATCTTCTTTTAGGGTATTTCGGTAGTGAGTACGGTTGCAGTCTCGACGAAGCAAAAATTGATTTTTATAAGAGGACTTGCAACCGTGATTTGTTTGAACGTAAGATGGTCAACAAGAAAGGCAATGAAGTAACCTATTTGCGCAGTTCTGCCGAGCTGACAACAGGTGAAATGACTTTGAGTATTGACCGTTTTCGTAATTGGAGTGCATCAGTGGCAGGTATCTATCTGCCGGCTGCAAATGAACATCAAATGCTGATATACGCCCAGCAGGAAATACAAAGAAATCAAGAATTTATATGAAAAAGTACAGATTAAAAAAAGAGGCAGTCCCCTTCTTTGTAGATAAGCTGGCAACTGCTATTTACGATTGGGACGTATGGCAAAAGTACAACGTAGATGATAAAGCCCTTGAGGAAGTAGAAGATGCACGAATTGAGTACGGAATAAAAACGAGTGAATCCGGGGCTACTTTAGGTGGATGGGATAAAAACGGAATGACGCTATGTTTTACTCTCGTATTCCCATCAATGAAGTATCACGAACATGATGTCTTTAGTAAGGGTAAAATGGTGCGCGAGTTGATGAATCGCCTTCAAAGGGAAACTAACAGTTTTGTAACTGAATTTTACAATGAATAATTTATAAATCATATCGTTTATGGACAAATTTTTAGGACAAGAAATCCTTGAACAGGAACGTTGGCAGTTCCTTCAGGATAATGCCGATGCAGTAGAGAAAATCGGTTATACCCACCGATTCACACCCGAAGAATTGGCGCAAAAGAAAGAAACATTAGCCGAGGTATCAATCACCATCAATGATATTGAGATTGAAAAGAAAGAGGCTATGGAAGAGTTCAAAGAACGCCTGAAACCTTTGAATGAAGAAAAGCAGGAACTTTTGGACCACATCAAGAGAGGTTCTGAGTTTGTGGAAAATGAAGAATGTGCCAAAATTCTCTACCATGAGGAAAAGATGGCAGGATTCTATAACAAGTTGGGTGAGCTGGTTTACAGCCGCCCGATTATGCCGCAAGAAATGCAGAAGACAGTATTCAGTATTAACCGTAAAACAGGAACAGAATCATGAGCGAAAACAAATTAAACGTGATTGTACCGAAAGATTATAACGGTGCACCAATTGAAGTAGTATTGAGAGAGGGAAAAGCCCCCGTAGCACTCGACCCAAAAGAACCAGAAAGAGTAGTTATCAATGGAACGATAGATGCACCTATCAGATGGTTGGAGAAACGTGTCGAACTGATTAACCAGAAAGCGACGAACATTATTGTAAACCGTGATAAGATGAGGATAGCTCTGACGATTGACGAAACCAGTTACTATCAGACAGAAATCAACGGTATTTTACAGGCTTCAAAAGAAATGCAGGAGTTCGGTATTAACGTTGAAAAGAAATGGGAACCCATCAAGTTATCTAAGTTCATCAAAATGCACCGTGCTTTCTTTACTGACAAGTCACAGAATATGATGCTTGTATCTACTTTGAAGAATTTCAAAGCAAAGGTAAACCAAGACATTGAGCGCAGCAAGGAGGAAAACGGCAGCAAAGTTGACAACTACTCGCAGGTGGTTGATTCCAATTTGCCGAAATCATTCAAACTGAACATCCCTCTTTTCAAAGGCTTTGCCTGTGAAGAAATCGAAGTTGAGATTTACGCTGATGTAGACGGTAGAGATGTTTCCCTTTCTCTTGTGTCGGCTGGCGCAAATGAAGCAATTGAGGAATACAAGAATAAAGTCATTGATGTACAGTTGGATGCCATCAGACAGATTGCACCAGACATTGTAATCGTTGAGGTGTAACTTTGTTAACCTGCCTGTCCGGTCTGTGAAGATGGGGCGGGCGAAAATGGGGGTGCGCAGTGGAGTGCTTTTGACTTTCGAGAGGTGCACATGGTAGAAAGTACGGTACGTGAGATATAAGGAGTAATTAACCTTAGAAGTAGCGCAAAAGGATAAGTCCTTAATTGGGTGTTCGAATCGCCCCATCTCCACATAAATGTGAGCCACACATAAATGGCAAGGGTTAGTAAATAATGGTTGTGCCCCGGAGACTACGCTTCGGGGCTTTTAATTGTAACGTATGGAAAGTTGGCAAGAAGTGACAGATTTAAAAACGAGTATTGTACGGCATTTCCAAGAAGAGGTTGGTGCTTCGTATGACTTTAGAGATATTATAGACAATCTGGATGACGATGAGGTTCTGGATTCTATCATAAGTTGGGCGAAAAATAACAGAGTAAGAATTTTTAATGACAAGATATGCCATACTACATAAAACGAACAAAGTCCAAGAAGAAAGACAAGCCTTTACCCTTGTTTGATAAAGCAGGGGTAACAGTAAAGAAAAAGCCGGATTTGAAAGCTAAGCTCGACAAAGAGTTTTCCCTTTTTATTCGGCTTCGTGATGCAATGCCAAACGGGTATTTTAGATGTATATCATGTGGACAGATAAAGCCGTTTACACAAGCGGACTGCGGGCACTATTTCAGCCGCACACACCTGGCGACACGTTTCGATGAAAATAACTGCCATGCTGAGTGCCGTCACTGCAACAGGTTCAAAGCCGACCATTTGGAAGGCTATCGGGTGAATCTAATTACTAAAATCGGTCAACAGAAGTTTGATTTGCTGAAAGTCAAAGTTGCCAGCACTTCCAAAATGACTGATTTTGAGTACGAACAGCTAATCAAGTATTACAAGGCCCTTAATAAGAAATTACGAAAGGAGAAAGGGGTATGAATGATTTGGAAGCAGGAACATTTGTCATGATGATCAAGAATGATGATGGTTCATTCTCTCCGGTTGGATTAAGTAAGGAACAGGCTTATATAATCCGGACATTTCTTTCCAAACTTAGTGAGGATTCCCCTTTTATCATTAAATCAGAAGATAGATATGTACAAACTACGTGATTACCAACAGAAAGCCTCTGATGCTGATGCTGCCGTTTCCTTCTTCAATAACAAGGCGAAGAAAACAAATGCCATTATGGTGTTACCTACGGGCAGCGGAAAGTCGCTTATCATAGCGGATATAGCTGCAAGGCTTGACGGTCATACCTTGGTGTTCCAGCCCTCGAAGGAAATACTCGAACAGAACTTTAAGAAACTCTGCTCATACGGTATTCTTGATTGCAGCATTTATTCAGCTTCTTTCAACTCTAAAGAAATAAGCCGGATAACATTCGCCACCATCGGCAGTGTGAAGAATCATCCCGAACTGTTCACCCACTTCAAGAACATCATTGTGGATGAATGTCATCTTGTAAACCCCAAAGAGGGAATGTACAAGGATTTTTTTGATGCAGTGAAGTGTAAGGTTCTTGGACTGACAGCAACGCCATACCGTTTAAGCTCTAGCCGTGATTTCGGCTCCATGCTGAAATTTATCACTCGGACAAAACCTCATGTCTTTTCAGAGGTCATTTATCATGTACAGGTATCAATCCTATTAGATATGGGCTACTTGGCGAAGTTGGATTACTATTCAATGAATCCTTCAGGGTGGAATGAACTTAACTTGAAAGTAAATACTACTGGTGCCGACTATACGGATAGGTCAGTTCAAAAAGAATATGAACGGATAGACTTCTACGGTTATCTCGTTCATATCGTCCAAAGGCTGATGAATCCCAAAGCCGGAGGAAAACGGAAGGGTATTTTGGTCTTTACCCGTTTTTTGAAAGAAGCGGAACGGTTAACGATGTCAATACCCGGTTGCGCTATCGTTTCAGGTGATACTCCTAAGAAAGAACGTGAACATATTCTTGAGGCGTTCAAAGCTGGTGAAATTCCGGTAGTAGCTAATGTGGGTGTACTTACGACTGGCTTTGACTATCCGGAACTTGATACGGTCGTTATGGCACGTCCTACAATGTCACTTGCCATGTGGTATCAGATAGTCGGTCGTGCCATCCGCCCGCATCCTTCTAAAGAATGTGGATGGATTGTGGATTTATGCGGTAACATCAAACGTTTCGGAGAGGTGTCGGATTTACGATTGTTTGATAGCGGTAATGGTAAGTGGGCTGTATTTTCTAACGGAAGGCAATTAACTAACGTGAGATTCTAAGACTATGGACGAAGGATTTTTGAGGCTAAGCCGCAGGTTTTTCTCGAATGAAATGTGGAATGAAGCCCGTACTTTTAGCAGTTGCGAAGCGTGGTTAGACTTAATTCAGTCTGCACGATTTGAGGCAACGCCCCGAAAGGAGAGTATCGGAGGTCGAGAAATCTCTTATTCAAGAGGTCAATATCCTGCATCCATAAGATTTCTGTCACAGCGTTGGAAATGGTCTGAAAAGAAGGTGCGTTCCTTTCTTGTGCATCTTAGAAAGAAAGGTATGATAACTGTTGAGTGCAATCAAGGAATGAACCTTATAACCTTATGTAAATATGAAGAATATAATCCAATGGGCACAACCAAGGGCACAAGTAAGGACACAGGTATTGAAAAGGAAATCAATGAATTAAGACACGAATGGGCACAACTAAGGGCACAACTTGGGGCACAGCCCATGAACAACAATCTACCGCAATCCGAACTTTTACAAAAATCAGGGCACACAGAGGGCACAAATACAAAGAAAGAAGAAAGAGAGTATATAGATATATCTCTACATCAAAAGAAAGAAAATACTCCTGACGGAGTATCAAAGAAAGCCAAGCTTTCTTCGCCCTCCCCCTCTGAAAAGATTGATTACAGCGGATTGATGGAATACTATAATACCACATTCAAAGACAGACTCCAGCAGATAAGATCAATGACTGATGTGAGAAAAAAGGCTGTAAAAGCCCGGATAGCCCAATATGGGAAAGAGTCAGTGAGGAGTGTTTTCAATCTCATTCTTCAATCCCCGTTCCTACTTGGAGCTAATGACCGCAATTGGAAATGCGACTTTGATTGGATTTTCAAACAAGCAAACTTTACTAAAATATTGGAAGGAAACTATAATGGGACAAGACTTAGTAAAAATCAACAGGATAGCGAGCAGCGAAAACGTGATTCAATTCTTGCAGTCGCTACAACCGTTAGAGAAGCTGCCGCAAAAAAGAGAAAGGAACTTGAAGCAGAGGGCGTTATTGAATAAATATCCCGATCCTGCACAATTCATTCTTGATTACAACCCTGATTTGCAGTTCAAACTTGTCAGATGTAATGCAACCCATTCAGAACTGGCGTTGAATGACAGCATTCCGAGTTTAGGGCTATTGTCTTCTACTTATGGGGATGAAACACCGATAGAATGGCTAAAGATACAATTTGGCTCATTGAATGACTTTGCAGAAGTTTCAACCAAGATAGCGAAAGAGCAACTTTCTGAACTATCGGAGATATTCCTTTCGGAGTATTATTATATAAATGCCGCTGAAATCTGTTTTTTCATAGCACGGTTTAAGTCAGGGAAGTATGGGCGGTTCTACGGTTCAATAGATCCATTGAAAATAACAAGTGCGATGCTGGACTACGTTTCTGAACGTCGGAAAGATATTGAACGGAAAGAGCGTGAACGATACAGAAACCAACGTGAAAAAGAGATAGAGGAGCGTGGAGATAACAGAATCTCTTATGCTGAGTACATTGAAATCAAGCACCGTGCTGATGCAGGAGATGAGGAAGCTAGAAAAATGCTGATATCACCATGAGAATAACCGTTTACTGGGTAACAAGAAATCCGGATGTTATCGTAAGAATCCGGAAAAAGTTCAATATCCCAAGTTATACTTCCGTGAACTACGAAACAGAATGTGAAATCAAGGATGAAGACTTTTCACTGTTAGAAGAAACAGAACGAAGGGGATTTATTCAAATTAGAAATAAGAATACACGATTATGAAATCATTAAAAGAAATACTAAGGAGTTTAGAAGGTCTGTCCGATATCGAATTGTTCGTGATAGACCTTTTTTGTGGTGCCGGCGGTTTGTCCGAAGGTGTGGAAGAAGCACGATTGGATGGAAATAGATGTGCAAAGGTTGTTTGTTGTGTGAACCATGACAAGAATGCCATCCTTTCACATGATGCCAATATCCCTGATGCACTTCACTTTATTGAGGATATCCGTACACTGGAACTTTCCCCGATAAGCACTATT